CTGCATGGTGGCTGATGATGGCGAGTTGATCGCGGGCCATGGCCGGGTACTGGCAGCGACGATGCTGGGGCTGACCGAGGTGCCGGTGATCAGGCTGGGCCATCTGGATGAGGCTGAACGCCGCGCCTACCGCATTGCCGACAATAAGCTGACCGAGATGGGCGAATGGGACGAGGCGATGCTGCGCGACGAGATCGCAGGGCTGCTGGCTGAGGATTTCGACCTGTCACTGCTGGGGATCAGCGATGATGAACTTGACGCGTTGCTGCAGGACCCCGATGCGCTGGGCGCAGATGGCCCCGTCGAGGGTGAAGATGATGTACCAGAACTGCCGCTGACGCCGGTGTCGGTTCCGGGCGATATCTGGCAGCTGGGTGCGCATCGTTTGATCTGCGGCGACAGCACCAGCGCAGATGTGGTCGGACGGCTTCTTGGCGATGTGAAGCCACAGCTGATGGTTACTGACCCGCCTTACGGTGTGGAATACGATCCTGGGTGGCGCAATAAAGCAGGTGCTGCAGCGACCAAACGCACCGGCAAAGTGCTGAACGACGATCGCGCTGACTGGCGCGAGGCGTGGTCACTGTTCCCAGGTGACGTTGCTTATGTCTGGCATGGTGCGCTGCATGCTGCGACCGTGGCCGAAAGCCTCACGGTGACAGGCTTCAATATCCGCTCGCAGATTATCTGGGCCAAGGACAGGCTAGTGCTGAGCCGCGGCGATTATCATTGGCAGCACGAGCCCTGCTGGTATGCCGTTCGCGCCAAGGGCAAAGGCCACTGGGCGGGCGATCGCAAACAGACGACGCTGTGGCAGATTGCAAACAAGGATCAGGATGCGGACACTGTGCACGGCACACAGAAACCGGTGGAATGCATGCGTCGCCCGATCCTGAACAATTCAAGCCCCGGACAGGCCATCTATGAGCCGTTCATGGGATCCGGCACCACGCTGATCGCAGCGGAGACTACGGGCCGCGGGTGCTTCGGGGTCGAGTTGAACCCGGCCTATGTCGATGTGGCCATCGAGCGCTGGCAACAATTCACGGGGGTTGATGCTGTCTTGGTGGAAACGGGCGAACCGTTCAGCGCCCTGAAGGCAAAGCGGTTGGCCGCATGAGCCAGTCTCGACGTCTCTCCATGTTCGAGGCAGTCACGAATGTCGTGGTGGGATACGCGCTGGCGGTGATCACCCAGATCATGTTGTTCCCATTGTTTGGGCTGTTAGTCAGCCTTGGTGACAACCTTGCGATTGGCGCAGCGTTTACCGGGATTTCACTAATCCGTAGCTATGCGCTGCGACGTTTGTTCGAACGGCTGCGATAACGGCGCGGATCACCTGCTGGGAAGCGTGTATACCGTGCCGCGGCCCTGTATCTTTTCTGAAGCGACCGGCAGGCTCAGCTTCTTTTTGAGAGCGCCAGAGATGACGCCACGTGTTGTGTGAACCAACCAGCCCGTCAATTCGACAATCTCGGCGATGCTTGCCCCTTCAGGGCGCTGTAAAAGCGCAATGACCGCTGCCTGTTTGGTGCCGCTACGCGGTGTTGGCGGCTTGGCAATGGAGGCATCGGCGGCATGCTGGCGGACAGCCGCCATGGTTTTTACAACCACTGGCTCGATCCCGACCGCCAGCATCCCTGCGTCGGTCACCACCAGCGTGGTGCCATGGCCATCGCCGGTTTCGCGCCAGAGCGGCTCGCCCTTGCGCATGTCGGCATCGACTTCTTCGAGCCAGCCCCGCGCGATCATGTTGGACACGGACATCTTGGCGGCAGCTCCGTGCAACCCCTCTGGCAAGGGCATCGCCAGATTGTCAGGGCGGTTCGCCGCACAGCTAAGGATAAGGATCTGGGTATCAGTGAGTTTGGGCATCTGAGCCTCCTGTCTTGATTGGGGGAATTCGGTGTTGCGTTCAGTCAGTCTCAGCCATGGCGGCGGTGAAGGGGAAGTGCTGAACCCAGCCTGTCAGGTAGGGCAGCCCTGTGGGGATCCCCTCCTCACGCTCGGTCTTGCGGCTGATGCGCCAGTCCTGCCAGCGACGGATCGCGGATGTGATGGCCGTCTCACAATCGATGTCGCAGCCCATCATGTTGCCGATGACGTCATCGGCAAAGTGGCGGCCCATCCGGCTATCGAGAAAGTCGCGAATGCCGATCATCTCGTCCTCGCTATCAGCGCGGATGGCAGCTGCGATCATGCTTGAGGCCAGCACCCAGACCTCCGCGCTGCGGCGGTCGCGCACCGGGCAAACGGTCATGGTGCCAAAGAAACCGTACGCCTCGTTGTAGCTGGGTAAAATGGCTGAAGCGGTCATCGGCCGGCCTTCCACTCAACCCAGCGGCCTTGCGCGAACACATAGGCGTGACAGAAGTCGCAGCGCGGTTCGGGATAGATCACCGGCGCGCGGGGCGGATCGAAACAATCGAGCGCGTCAGTGCTGACGTGGCGGATTTCACGGGCGGCAAGAATGTCCTCCGGCGTCCATTTGGCCAGCGCTGGCAGCATGTGGGAGGGGTAGCCGTCGAAGTGGCAGTATATTTGAGCCCATTGGCTTGGGCCGGTTTGGATGGCGATTTGTGCGCGGGTGCTCATCGTCCGTCCTCCGTCAAATCAGCTTCAGGTCGGCCAGCACCGCGCAGGCAGCAGCAAGCTGGACGGTCGGCAGTTCGATCTTGATGTGGCTGATCACGTCCGAAGCCTCGGTGGTGATCCCGTCTTCACGCAGCGCTGTCTCGATGGCCGCGGCGATGGCGTCAGGGCGGCTGCGGTCGAAATGGTCCGGCAGTGCGACGTGGTCGATGCGAATGGTTGTGGTGGCGGTCATGGTCGGGCCTCTCAATTTTGCTGGTCGATCATGGCAAGAATGGCGATCGCCACCCCGCCGAGGTATTCGCTGCGGCGAAACACGATGTCGTCGATCTCGCCGGCGCTGGTGATAGTGGGATCGACTGCCAGGCTGTCTGCCATGTGCGGCAGGATGCGGCGGGTCTCAGTGTTGTAGCGTTCTGCAATGGTCATGGTTTTGTCTCCGGTCAGGCGTGTTTGCGTGAGACCAGAATCGCTCTATCGCGAAGTGTAATCAACTCAATTAGATCGTTATTCCTGTTTATTTCCAATATGTTGAAGGCAAACCAAACGCCATGGAAGGACTGTCAGAACGCGCCTATGCAGAACACTCCGGCCTCTCGCGTGGGGCCGTGCAGAAGGCCCGCAAGAACGGGCGGTTGGTGCTGTTTGCAGACGGGTCGATCAATGGGGCAGCATCAGATGTACGCTGCGGCGAGATGACAGATCCCGATCAGCAGCTTCGGTCACGGGGTGGTTTGCGTGCTGGGGGTGATGGTGAAGCGGTCGGGGGCGGCAGCGTCTCCGGTTCCGGCGACAGCACATCCTATCTGAAGGCGCGCACAGCGCTGACGGTCTACCAGGCGCAGGAGCGCCAACTATCGATCCAGCGCAAGAAAGGCGTGCTGGTGGACCGCGCACGGGCGGAAACGCTGGTGTTTCGCCTAGCGCGCCAGGAGCGCGATACTTGGATCACTTGGCCCACCCGCGTATCCGCCCTGATGGCCGCGCAATTATCCGCAGAGATGGAGAAGGTGTCGGGGGTGCCCGTGACAATCGAGACTGCGATCCTGCAAAGGGTGCTGGAAACCCATGTCCGAGAGCAGCTCAACGCCCTTGCCGACCTCAGGGTCTCGCTTGAATGAAGGAGGTCGTGATACTGATCTAACCGAGGGCCTTGATCTCGGCTTTGACGGCGCCGAGGACATCCTGCGTGTCTGGCGCCGTGGCTTACGGCCCGATCCGGATCTGACGGTGTCGCAATGGGCGGATGCGCATCGCAAGCTGTCATCGCGGGCAAGCGCCGAACCCGGGCAGTACCGCACATCTCGGACGCCCTATCTGCGCGCGATCATGGATGCACTCTCGCCCGGGCATCCAGCGCAGCGGGTTACATTTATGAAGGCCGCGCAGGTTGGGGCCACGGAGGCAGGTAATAACTGGATCGGCTTTGTGATCCACCACGCGCCAGGGCCCATGCTGGCCGTGCTGCCCACAGTCGAGATGGCCAAGCGCACATCGCGCGGCCGGATTGATCCGCTGATTGAGGACAGCCCCGCGCTGAAAGAGCGCGTCCAGCCGGCGCGGTCGCGCGATGCGGGCAATTCGATGCTGTCGAAGGAATTCCCAGGCGGCATTCTTGTGCTGACCGGGGCTAACAGTGCGACCGGCCTGCGGTCGATGCCCGCGCGCTATGTGTTTCTGGATGAGGTCGATGCCTATCCAGCCTCGGCCGACGAGGAAGGTGATCCCGTCACGCTGGCCGAGGCGCGGACGACGACCTTCGCGCATCGGCGCAAGGTGTTCATGGTGTCGACCCCCACCATCCGTGGGCTGAGCCGGATCGAGCGGGAATTCGAAGCCTCCGACCAGCGGCGCTATTTCGTGCCCTGTCCGCACTGTGGTGCGATGCAGTGGTTACAGTTCGAGCGGCTGCGCTGGGCCAAGGGACAGCCAGAAACGGCGGCGTATCATTGCGAGGCCTGTGATAAGCCCATCGCAGAGCACCACAAGACGCAGATGCTGGAACGAGGGGAATGGCGGGCGACGGCAGTGTCGGACAATCCGCATGCTATCGGCTTCCACCTCTCAGCACTCTATTCTCCGATCGGCTGGAAAAGCTGGGAGCAGATCGCACGGGACTGGCGGGCAGCGCAAGGCTCAGACGAGATGCTGCGCGCAGCGCGCAACACGCTGCTGGGCGAGACCTGGGTTGAGAGCGGTGAAGCCCCGGAATGGCAACGGCTGGCAGACCGGCGCATCACCTTTCCGGCCCAGATCCCCGCAGGTGGGTTGTTCCTGACCGCAGGGGCCGACGTGCAAAAAGACCGCATCGAGGTCGATGTATGGGCTTGGGGGCGCGGCTTGGAAAGCTGGCTCGTCGATCACATCGTGATTCCGGGCGGGCCGGATGATCCTGCCTGCTGGGACAAGCTGACCAGTCTGCTGAGCCAGACATGGACGCATGAGAATGGTGCGATCATGACGCTGGCGAAGCTGGCTATTGACACCGGCTACGAGTCCGCCGCCGTCTACGCATGGGCGCGCAAGCAAGGGATCGCACAGGTGGCACCCGTGAAAGGCTTGGAAGGGTTCAACCGAGCCACGCCGGTATCGGGGCCGACCTTTGTCGATGCCACGGTGAATGGCCGCAAGCTGAAGCGCGGTGCGCGGCTCTGGACCGTGGCCACAGCCACCTTCAAGGCCGAGACCTATCGCTATCTGCGCATCGAGCGGCCCAGCAATGAAGACCGTGCACTTGGGGTGGCGGATCCTGCCGGCACGATCCATCTGCCCGACTGGGCCGACAGCGAATGGCTCAAACAGCTGGTGGGCGAACAGCTCATCACGATCCGCAACAAGCGCGGCTTTGCCCGGCAGGAATGGCAGAAGCTGCGCGAGCGGAATGAGGCGCTGGATACCCGCGTTTATGCGCGGGCTGCCGCATGGATCCTCGGCGCGGACCGCTTCGACGAGCGGATGTGGCGGCAGCTGGAGAAGCAGGCGGGCGTGGAAACAGCAGCAATCACGCAAACCGCTGAGACCGAGAAATCGACCGAACCGCAAGCCGGGCGCATCACCACCCCGCGGCGGCGTGACTGGAAGATCAGCACGCCCAAATACATGGAATAAGCATGACCCTTGATGATCTGAAACTCCGCCACAGCGCACTCCTGGCTGCGCGTTACAGCGGCACACGATCAGTCAGCTATGACGGCAAGACCGTGACCTATGGCTCGGACGCAGAGCTTGCTGCAGCGATAGGGGATATCGAGCGCCGCATCGCGAAACTGGAGCGCGGCGCTGGGCGCATTTTGCGTCCCTATGCCGTGAAAGATCTGTGATGAACTGGCGGCAGCGTTTGGGCGCTTTCATCGGTGGCTTTGATGCGGGTCAACACCATCGGCGGCTGCGCGGGTTCCACGCGACGCGCGCACATGTGAACGCGCTGATCGCAGCCTCGGGCCCCGATATCACCGCCCGCGCCCGCTGGCTGGTGCGCAACAACGGCTATGCCGTCAACGCGGTCGAAAGCTGGGCTGCTAATACCGTGGGCGATGGGATCAA